CAAGGATACGGGGAGAAATCACCGAGTCCCTTGGGTATATGGGTGACACCATATCCCACCAGCGAGAGCAGGCAATGCAGTATTACTACGGCCTACCCTTTGGCAACGAGGTGGAGGGCCGCAGCCAGTTCGTAGACTCCACGGTACAAGATACAATTGAATGGATCAAGCCGTCGCTTATGCGTGTGTTTGCGTCAGGGGACGAGATGGTGAAATTCAGCCCTCACGGTCCAGAAGATGTAGAGATGGCTCAACAGGCTACAGACTACGTTAATTACGTTTTTACAAAAGACAATCCGGGCTGGGAGATCTTGTATTCGTGGTTCACGGATGCGCTCCTATCGAAGAACGGGATTGTCAAAGTATGGTGGGACGATTACGAGGAGTGGAACAGGGAGGAGTATCGCGGCCTTGACGAGACAGAGTTTGAGTCTTTGCTGTCTGATCCAAGCGTAGAGGTTCTGGAGCATACAGAGTACGAAGATGTTAACGCTCACCTGTACGCCTCTGAGGAGGAGGAAGTAGAGGAGGAAGTTGTCCCTGAACAGCAGCCGATGCCGCCTATGGGTATGGAGCAGCCACCCATGGAGATGGAGGAGGAGGGCGAGCAGGTAGAAGAGCAGGTAGAAGAGCAGGCCACCGTCACGATGGTGCATGATGTTGTAATCCAACGTCGAGATTACGGTGGAAAGATAAAGATAGAGAATGTTCCGCCGTCCGAGTTCCTCATCTCACGAGAGGCCAAAAGTATACAAGAGGCTAGGTTTACATGCCACAGAGTGTTGAAAACCCTGTCCGAGCTGCGGGAGATGTATCCTGATAAAGACCTAGATGTAGAGGATATGTCAGGCGCTGCCGAGGATATGGCTGATTTTTCTGGTGAACGTCTTGAGCGATTTGCGTTTGACAAGTCTGCCACGTACTGGGAGGGCTGGGGTGACGCTACCTACGGTGAGGACGGCCTACGCACCTATTGGTTGCATGAAAGTTTTCTGCGTACAGATTTTGACGGAGATGGTATTACTGAGCTGCGTAAGGTATGCACCGTTGGAGACACGGTCCTGTCTAACGAAGAAATAGATTCCATCCCGTTTGTTTCCATCACCCCAATAAAAGTTCCCCACAAGTTCTTTGGTTTGTCTATAGCGGATCTCGTTATGGATCTTCAGTTAATGAAGAGTACCCTGATGCGAAATCTCATGGACAATATGTACAACCAGAACTTTGGTCGATTTGCAGTTCTAGAGGGGCAGGCGAATCTGGACGACCTCCTGACCCAACGGCCGGGCGGTGTTGTTCGGGTTAAATCCCCCAACGCCGTAACGCCCCTCGCTACCCCCGCTCTGCAACCCTACTCGTTTCAGATGCTTGAGTATCTTGATAACGTGCGGGAATCAAGAGCTGGGGTCAGTCGTATGTCTCAGGGGATGAACGAAAACGCTCTAACCAGCCACACGACAGCTACTGCGGTCAACGCGGTGATGTCGGCGGCTCAGAGCAGGGTAGAACTGGTGGCTCGTAACTTTGCGGAAACGGGCGTCAAAGATTTAATGATAAGGATATATGAGTTATTACACAAAAACCAAGACAAGAAAAGAGTTGTTATGTTGCGTAATGAGTGGGTTCCGGTACGCCCTGATGTATGGCGGGATAAGTATGATTGCACTGTGTCTGTTGCTCTAGGTAGCGGCAACAAAGACCAGCAGATGATGCACCTCAGTCAGATGATCCAGTTTGCCAGCGAGGCAATGCAGGGTGGTCTACAGATTGTTAGCGAGCAGAACATGTACAACTTAGGCGCGAGCATGATAAAGGCTATGGGTTTTCAGAATGTCGATGATTTTCTAACTAACCCAGAGGATATTGAACCAGAGCCAGAAGGGCCAACTCCAGAGGAACAAATGGCTCAGATGGAGATGGAGCTTAAACAGAAAGAGTTGGAGATAAAAGCGGCAGATGTGCAGGTAAAGGCCCAGAAGATCCAACAGGAATATCAAAAGGACGCGGTTGACGCGCAGCTAAAGGTGGAAGAACTGAAGCTGGAACGTGAACAAAACCGCGCCGTAGCAATAGGAGCAACATGAGTACACAACAAAGGGAAGAACACGCAAACAGAATTCTAACCGACCCGTTGTACCAAGAAGCATTTGATACGTTGAAAAAAGATTTAATGAACCGCTGGGAACACAGCGGCTCGACAGAGTTGGAAGCCAGGGAATCAATCTGGCTTGCGATGCGACTGCTTGACCGGATTGACGGCCATCTAAAGTCCATATTGGAAACTGGGCACATGGCCAAAATGATGGAGAAGCAACACCCATTCATCTGATAAGAGGAACATGACATGGCGGATACGCAAAATGCCCCGCAGCAACCGGCTGGATTACAGCCAATACCCGCGCTGGGTGGAAGTATAAACGAGGCGCAAGAAGCACTTCTAAGTTTACTGGACCCTCAAGACGAGAAAAAGCCGAAAACTGAGGAGGCACAACCTACCGAAGAAGAAGAGTCTATTGAGGAAACTCAAGACGAATCATTGGAAGAGGAGCAGCCCGATGAGGAAGAAGAAGCGGGCGAAGAGCCTGATGAGGATGAGGAAGCCGACGAGGATGAGGAAACTGAAGAGTCCGATGAGGTCACACTTTATACTGTAAAGGTAAACGGTGAGGACACTGAGGTCACTGAAGATGAACTGATCCGCGGTTATTCCCGCCACTCAGACTACACCAAAAAGACGCAAGAGTTAGCAGAGGAACGAAGAAATATAGAGTCTACTCAGGCTCAATATTACTCTGAGTTATCCGCGCTGCAACAGGAGCGTCAGCAATACGCAGAAGCATTAACCCAAGTGATTCAAAGCTCCATGGCTGGTTTGGAGCAGTACAATAATATAGATTGGGAAACCCTCAAGACTGATGACCCCATAGAGTATATTACCAAGCGCGACGAGTATCGAGAGATACAGGAGCGTGTACGCCAGAATCAGTATCAAGCCCAGCAAGCTCAGCAACAATATGAAGCTGAAATGCAACAGGTTAAGAAGCAGGTGTTACAGGACGAGCATAGTAAACTGGTAGCGGCGCTGCCCGAATGGGGTGACCCAGCGACCCAGAAAAAACTTGCTACAGACCTTAGAGCATATGCAATTAGCCGAGGATACACACCGGAGGAGATAGGGGGTCTTGTGGACCACAGATCCTTGATGGTTCTTTTGAAAGCTCAGAAGTATGACGAGCTGCAAAAGGCAGACGTTAAAGCCAAGAAAGTAAAGAACAAGCCAAAGGTTGTGAGGGCTGGCACAGGAACAAAGAAATCACAGGAGGGAAAATCTCGGCGTAAAGCCCAAATGAAGCGTCTTCAAGGCACAGGCCATGTTGATGATGCGTCTGCGCTTTTAGAGGATTTTATAGACATTTAACTAAGGGAGGGAAATGCTATGGCAGTTCCTACGAATACTAGGGAAACCTATGGTGCTGTAGGCATCAGGGAAGACCTAAGTAATATTATATATAATATCAGCCCCATGGATACACCGTTTCTGAACGGTTGTGGTCGTGGCACCGCTGATAACACTCTATTTGAGTGGCAGACAGACGAGTTAAAGGCAGCCGCCAGTAATATGCAGATAGAAGGTAACGACTATACTTCAACTGCTGCGACTGAGCCACGCCGTCTGAGCAACTATACCCAAATCTCCGCAACGCAAGTCCAGAGTTCTGGAACTGCTGAAGCAGTGGATTTCGCGGGTCGTAAGTCAACTCAGGCTTATCAGCTAGCGAAACGCGCAAAAGAAATGAAGCGGGATATGGAATATATGCTGCTTGAGGGTACGGTAAAGTCTGCTGGTTCTTCTGGCGCTGCTAGAAACACCGCTGCTTTTTCAACTTGGATTGGTACGACTGTAAATGCAACGTCAAATGTTGTTGCTGCTTCTACCGGTCTTGGCTTGACTAACAATGGTGCAGGCGCTGCCGGTCCAGACGGTACTACAGAAGCGGGTTCGGGTGGTGCTGATACACCAATTACCATTGCTTTGGTAAACAATGTTGTTGAGCGTATCTGGAATCTGGGTGGCACACCTGATACCATTCTGTGTGACAGCACAGTAAAGGGTACTATCAGTAGTTCAACTGTTGGTGGTGCTGTGGTTGCTGAACCCAGAGCGAATCACTCAGGGAAAGGTCCTATCACGGCCGTAAATGCTGTTGATGTTCTTGTTACGGACTTTGGTACGTTTAAGGTTGTTCCTGATCGGTTTATCCCGACAACTCAGGTTGACTTTATAGACTTTGATCTTTGGTCGGTTGACTACCTACGTCCTTTCCGTACAGAAACTCTTGCCAAATCTGGCGACAGTGTGAAACAGCTTTTGATTGCTGAGTACGGTTTGCGAGCTAAGAATGGCAACGGAAGTGGCCAGTTGAAGAGCGCAACCTAAATAGTCTTGGTTTAGCCCCCTTCGGGGGGCTTTGCCTAAAAGGAGAAATAAGATGGCACATATTGGACAACCGCCCAGCAAGGGTAGTGCAACGGCTATAGGCCCAGACATGAATCCTCCACCTTACTCAGAAGGTGAGCCTAAACTTAAAAAGTATGGCGCGGGAAA